GATGTATTTTTAATAGGCATACCTCTTGGCATTACAGGATCATCTTCTTCTGGTTTTTTATATTCTGGCATTTGCATCGAATCAGCCATCATTCCACCTAAACCGGCGCCTATTGCTTCTGGTCTAGTTAAAGCTGAACCTATAGAAGTAGGAGATGCCATTGCTTGCGCAACTGATGCATCTGTTATTGCTCCTATACCACCATCAGCAGCCATTCCAGCAGCATTTGCAGTTCCAAAACCAGCAGAAGGTGTCATTGCCATATTTGGATCTACTCCACCAAATTTACCGCCAAGAAAACCGCCAAGACCGCCTAAAGCTGCGCTTTGTAATGCATCTTGTCCACTACCACCTTGCAATAACGATCCTATTCCACCGCCTATTGCACTAGCCATCATTGGAGTCATACCAGATATAGCAAATCCTGCTGGTCCTAATATCGCTGGCGCTGCTAAACTTAATATTGTTGATAACATATTATGCTCCTACTGCTTTCATTCTGCTTATTAATCTTTCTGCTCTATTAGGCACTTGCACTCTCCATTTTGAGTCATGCATCTCTTTTGATGCAGATTCCCAATCACCTTTATTTACAGCCAGTTTTAGTTTACTAAACTTTGAGAGTCTTGTGTACCCCAAATTATACATCATATTGCATAATATTAATTTTACTTCTTCTGGTAGCTTATAAAAATCTTTATATAACTTTTCACAATCTTCTATAGTTCCAAGTATATCATCATTAAAACAGCTGTTTATACGCTTCCTGCTTACTGGTGTGCCTACTGGCATACCATATTCTGGGTCTGTCTTTTTTACAAGGTGACCTATTCCAAAAGTTGGTAATTTTAAATGATCGAGATATATTTCAGATACATTACCCTCGTCTGCTTCTATCTCTTCTCTTAATTGTTCTATATCCACGACTATCTCCCTTGTCTTTTTCTTAAACAGTTTACATGTTTGTAATAAAAATAATTACCTATTTTGTTAAAAAACTTTGATAACGTAAGCCAATGCCACAACATTATTTAGTTAACCCCTTATACTTCTCGAAACTGCGAAGTCCGCCCAATCCGAGCATTCCCATCAAAACCGTCATAAGTGAACCCATATCAAAAGTTGGAAGCTCTGGTATTTCTACTGCTAAATAAGAACAAACAAACATAGTAACGGGCGCAAGTACAAAGTGCCAACATAGGGCAATACCACATGTCCAACCAACGAAGGGGCGCCATCCGCTTACAAAGATAGACCTATGTGTGGCTTCTGCCTTGTTAATCTCTAGCTGACCTTTTGCCAATTCTTGTGCATGATTCTCTGCCATAGTTGCCACCTCATGTGCCAACTTGTTCTTCATATCTTTGTCTTCTATAAACTTACCAAGAAGATTAGATACAGGTCCTATTAACGCCGTAAGCATGTGCATTCCTTCCCTTTAAACTTGCTGTCTATCCATACCTTGCCATAATAAAGCACAAATAACCAGACAGTAAATAAAACGCCTTCAACATAACTTAACTCATTCCAAGCATCTAATACCATGTTTTCCATTTTAATCTCCCTGCTGGTAGTTTTTTACATTGATATCTAAATGGTTTCCACAAAGGATATGACCTATTAACTTGTCTGCTAATAGCCAAAGCTCTTTGTTTACAATCAAACTCTGTTTCATAAGGCCCATATTGATCCTCTAATGTTACGCAACTATTAGGCGCTCCAATTACGCACATAGTTACCAAAGCTTTAAACATATTATAAAGCGCTTTGTGGCGTTCTATGTAAAGCAAACTCTTGTATGCTTGCTATAACATGCAATCTACCACCTGTAGCCGCTGTTGCTTTTAATATGTCTCCACTTTGTAATACTAAATCTCTTGTTAGCAGTTCTATTGATGTATTTGCTGCAACCGCTTTAACTTGAAATAAACTAAATGCCTGATCAGTAAGTGTTCCAGTTGAGCTTAAACCATCTCCAGTAATCGTTAATGTTATTGTATCTCCACTACCAGAATCATTAGATACTATTATACTACTTACAATAGAAGAGTTAAAATCTGCGTTAGAAGGTGCTGTATATACAGTTGTTTCAGCAGTTGTTGTTAAGTCAACTTTAGCGTTTGTAAGACCTTGAACATATTGTGGTATACCTACAACTAACATTATCTTCTTCCATCTGGCACCACATGCACTTGCGGTGTCCCTAATTTAAATTTTGTTCCTACAGTAGTAGATTCAACTCTAAGAGCAAATGTTCTGCCTCTTACTCTTAAATCAAGTTTTTCTGTATATACTTCTACAGGGCTTGTTGCTGATCTTTGAGTTGTGTCTGTATCAGTTTGTGTAAATCCTGACCCAGAATGCGTTCTTGCCTTAACAGTAAAATCTACACTTGGGTTAATAGATGTAGAGCCACTAAAGTTTATATCTGGTATTATTCTATTAAGAAAAGCCATTCTACCTGCATCACCTAAAGCCATAGGAGCAGACTCAACAAATGCTGTCATAGCCGAGCCATCATCATCAAATCCAACTTCATGATTGTATAAATACTGCCCACCAGTTGCTACAGGTAAGTTTTTTATACCTCTATCAAGCCATGCTTGTCTTGCTAAACTTCCAAAATACCAGATGTTTTCCAAATAATTATATGTAATATATTTATCTATTTCTATACTGCTTGCGCTAGGATAAAACCAAGTAATCTCACTAAACTCTGAATTAACACCTGCATGCACTTTGTCTCTTTCGTCAAAGTTAAAGTCTAAAAATACTTTGTCTTTAACAGAACATGGTATTTGTTGTGTTTGACCTGTATACATATAAAATGTATCTACTCCCATCCAAAAAACACTATCGTCAACAGCTACAGCAGATGAAGGACTCATAATAGTTATGTTTTTAGATAATTCTTTTATACCAAATGTAAAAGGAGGACCAATAAATCTCATAGAATGTAAACTTTTATTAGTAAAAACTAGTATTTGTTCTTTTGTTTCTACTGCTTGCACAAACTCTGAGCCACCACCAAGTCTTATATCTCCTGCAGTATTTGTTGTAGTAGGAAACCAGTCAACAGGGTTTTCTTGTGATGAAAATCTAATTAACAAAGGGTCTTGTATACCATTGCCTTGTGTGGATGTAAGACTAGCGCCTAATCCGTCACATCCAAAAGCAATAACATGCCTATCGCTATCTGATACCATTACTTGTTTGGCTACAGTTGGCACGCTTCTTTCTCCAGAAAATATAGTAGTGGCACTAAGTTCAATAGCTCTAGCAGATACTCCAGAAGTTTTGTCCCAATAAAACAAGCCACTATCTCTTGGATTAATAATTAAGTCTTCTCCAAAATTATCATGCGACCACAATCTAATTTGCGCACCAGAAACAGTAAGACTTGATGCATTGCCCCATCCAACAAAATCATTAGCAGAATCTTCGTTACCCACAGCTAATCTAACAAGCGTGTTATCTGTATGAGTTGCTGCTGTAGTACCACTTGCGCCCCTTACTGATGGACCACCACCAGTGCCAAGAGTATTTGATGATAATGTGCCAACAGTTATTAATTCATTATCTATTAATATTAAATCACCTGCTATAATACCTGTTGCGCTATCAACGTCTATTGCAGTTTCACTTGCATCTAAGGCTTCGTTAAGTTGTGTTGCTAAAGCACCAGATGTTGTGCCGCTCCATTGTCCTGCACCCCATCCAGTTCCACCAACTGTAACATCAAGACCTGTGTTTATTTGATATGTGCCAACAATACTACCACCACCATTACCAGTATCAGAACCATTTGCTGCAACAGAAGATGTAATTGTATAAGAGTTAGAGCTTATAATTGATACAATTTTATATTCTATATTTAATATTGCTGCTGTTATTGTACCGCCTAATGTTGCTGCACCCGAAAAAGTTACAAAATCATTTTCATTTGCACCATGTGCTGGGTCTAAGACAGTTATTGTCGTTGATCCATTGGTTGCAGAAAAAGTTACATCACCTGCTGATGTTGTGTTTCTTATTGGTGTTATGTCGTTAAATAACTGACCTTCTTCTATATAATATTTTAAATGAGTGCCTATCCCAAGAAAATCAGAACCATCTAAAGCAACCCAATTAACTAATCTTCTAGCAGAGCCTTCATATGTATTAGTACTATACTTAGACCAGCCACCAATTTTTTCTGGCGTTCCTAATCTAAATCTTATTTTATCTCCATCAACAAAACCGCCTTCATTACTATATGGAGTAATATCTGAAGATATACCGGGTTGAAATATTAATTTATTTAAAGGCATTACGCTGTATCTCCAGTTAAAGAACCACTGCCACTTGATGTAACATTACTAACACCTTGAATTGATTTACCAGAAGCACCGCCCGATGAAGCAGAAGCACCATTAGCTGGGGCAGAAGATGGATAACTTATTGATGTGCCAGAGCCATTACTACCAGCAGAACCAGTTGATCCTGTTGCTCCAAAATCTCCGCCTGCACCGCCTGCACCGCCATTACCTGCGTTAGTACCGCCAGACCCACCACTTCCTGCTCCACCAGCAGATTGATTATATCCTTGACCAACTCCACCTGCTCCCGCTGATCCACCAGAAGTTGGTTCGTTAACCGATAAAGATAAACTAGCATTCATGTCATTATAGAAAAAAGCTGATCCTGATCCTGATCCAACAGTATAATTGCAAAAATAATATGTCGTACTTGCGGCTAAAGGTGCTTTTTGTCCACTCCATGATAAACCACTACCATATAAAGCTCCACCTTGACCTTGACTAGCTGTATTTTCTGCTGTGCTTATATCTACTCTTGGTTGACCACGAAAACCTGTTTGACCATCTTCTGGAAAAGGGTCAGTAATATAAGATGATAAACTATATTCAGCAGATTTATTAACTTGAAACGAATACCACACTGGGCCTCTAGCAGATATATTAGACCTTACGGGATTACCGGATATGTTTAACCCCCATTGACCTCCTCCAATGCCAGACCATGCCCTTGGACCAAATTGAGTGTTCACACTATATGGAACAAAAGTAGGCTTGCTTCCAACTTTGCTTGTCACACTAGAAATTGTAGCCGTTGCACTAGCACTTCCTGCACCACCAGCACCACCAGCACCACCTCCGCCTCCGCCAGATTTTATTGTGCCATTATTAACTAAAGTCACAGCAACGCTTCCAGCAACTTCAAGTGCATTACCACCAGTACCACCATTTGCTGTACCACCAGCACCTTGAATATTACCTTCGTTTGTAACAGTTATTAAACCAACACCATTAGTTTCTATTGTTAAAGCAGCATTAGATGGATTAGTTGAACCAATAGTATGTCCTGAACCTATTACAAGTTGTTTTGGGTAATCTACTTCAAAGTCATCACCAAAAATAGTGTCTGAACTTTGATTTGTATCTCCATCACTAAATGTTTTTTTAAAAGCTCTTTCTTTACTATAAAAATCATTAAAAGAAATGGCACCAGATGCAGGTACACCAGCAGACATATTTGTGGAAGAATTATTACCAGCGTTAGCACGAACCAAAGAACCACCAAGATAAAACTCTGATAAAGTTCGACTTGGTAAGTTTGATCCCGGAGTATAATGCTCTTCAATATCTTGAAATGATATAGCCCCAGATGCCTGCAATGCTGCCATTATAAACTTGTTCCAAATGCTGTTATATTATTAGCGGATGTTACCGCACCAT